CTACCACATCGTTCCCGATTAGCCCTGCCATTGTCACTTCTGGCGCGACTCAGAACGTATCTGGCTCTCCCGCCGACAATGCCGCGATTACCTTTGCTGGTACGGCATCGACAGCAGTGCAGACCGCTCTCCTGTATCAAAAGGGCGCGTTTGCTTTTGCAACTGCTGACTTGGTAATGCCGAGCGGTGTTGATTTCGCCGCCCGCGAAGTGTTGGACGGTATCTCGATGCGGATTGTTCGCCAGTACGACATTACAAATGACAAATTCCCATGTCGTCTGGACGTGATGTACGGCTACAAGACGCTTCGCGCTCAATTAGCAGCCCGTTATCACAACAACTAAGCATCAATCTAGCGCCCCTTCGGGGGCGCTTTTATTTTCGGGGGCGAGATGACAACAGCTTTAAGTCTTATCAATCGAGCGTATGGGCTTATCGGCGTTTTGGCAGAGGGCGAGACGCTTACCGGCGAGCAGGCTAACAACGGCCTAGAAGCGTTAAACGCAATGCTTGATGAGTGGCGGCTTGAAAAGCTGATGTGCTACGCCTTGCAGAGAGAGGCATTTAGCTTGGTCGGTGGGCAGGCGTCCTACACTATCGGCTCGGGCGGAAATTTTAGTACGTCCCGCCCTGTGGAGATTAGTGGCGCTTACGTTCGTGACGGCTCAATAGATTATCCCGTGCTGCCTGTCAATGCTGAGACTTATCGACGCATACCAGACAAATCCACATCAACCAACTACCCGGAGTTTTTTTACTACGAACCGAATATGCCGCTTGGCATCGTCTATTTCTGGCCGGTTCCAAGC